GGCAAGGTCCGAGACATGCATCTGCAGATGCACCGTTCCGCTGCTGGTGGTGATTTCCAGAATTGCCCTTTCCGGGTCATCCCGGATGCCGCAGGTCCGGCAGGACAGCAGGCGGTGCAGGCGGATTTCGTCGGTGTCAGGCGTTTGCATCACCACCCCCCCAGTTGACCGCCAGCAGGGCGGCATTCATCTGGTCTGCCGACAGGCCCAGTTCCTTTGCCCGGCCCATGGCCTCGATCAGGGCAGACAGCGCCCTTGCCCTGCCGCCCGCGTCAAAGGCCTGCAGCGGCCTGCCGATGTCGATCCGCACCGGCCCGCCCAGCTTTGCCGCCGCTTCCTCTGCCAGGGTCTGCGCCATGGGTTCCAGCACCCATCCGGCCAGGTGCCGCTGCGCTTCCCGCACAAGCGGCCCGGTGGTGGCGCGGTTGAACAGACCGGGCAGCACACCGAAGGCCGCACAAACCCCGTCCCGCGCCGCGTCGAGTGTTTCGCGGGTCATGGACCTGGACAGGTCGGGCGAAAGCTGTTCCAGCCGCTGGCCAAGCTGGGGGTTCATGCCCGCCGCCGTCGCCTGCGCCGTGCCTTCCACGATCAGGGTTGACCCGCGCTTGCCCCGGAAGGCCGCGCGCATGACCGCCATATCATCCGGGCTGCTATCGGGCAGCGGCACGATCAGGCTGCCGATCGGCGCGTTCGCAAACACATCGGACAGGGCGGTTTCGACAAGCTGCAACAGGCCCGCCGTCAGGCTGGCACGGCGCAGCGGTGACACCCCGGCCCAGGGCATGGCCGGATCTGCCCCGATACGGGGGTGCAGCACCTCTGCCGCCAGTGCGGTAACGGCACGGTTGCCGGATGATTCGGGCAGTTCCAGCCGATAGGCCACTGGCCGGCCGTTCCGGGTGGTCACATCCCATGTTGCGGCAGGCACAAGGCTGCCATCCGGCAGGATCAGCAGTACAGCTTCACCCCGCAGGGCGCAGGCCCGTGCCACCATCGCCATGGTGCGCCGGTCAAGCCCCGGTGCGCCTTCCACATCGGCCAGGGCGAATGCCTGTTCCCAAAGCGCCACGCAACTGGCGACGGTGGCCGTGAGTTCTGCCACGCCACCGGCCCCGGTGATATAGGCGGCACGCGCGGCCATGACCTGGGCCGTGAAATTGCCGCCCGCGCGGGTTTCCGGGGGTTTCCGTTTCAGCCATCCGAACATCACGCCCTCCACCTTTGCAGTGCGCGCGCAAGGCCCGCGTCGGGGGCTTCCGGCCCCGCCTGCCAGTTCCGCGCTTCGATCTGTGCCGAGCCATAGGCGGGAACGGTCACGACAGAGAGTTCGAACAGGTCCGCCTGCCGGACTGTGCGCAGCAAGCCGGTGCCGCGCCGTTCCACCGAATCGCCCCCCGGTGGCACCCGGAACCCCGGCGACAGGCCCCGGATCAGACCGGCCCGGTGCGCCGCCAGAAAGTCGGCTGCCCATGATGTATCCCCGGCAATCCGGGCCTCGATCACAAGGGCTGCGTCACTGTCCTGCAGGGTCAGGGAACCGGCCCCGCGCGATGCCAGGGGCCGGTCGTAGTCGTGACCGAACAGCAGGTGAATATCATCACCCGCGCCGATCCTTTTGCCAAAGGCACGGGGCGCAATAACCTCGGCCCGCCCTTCGGCCAGGGTTGTTTCCCGCCCATAGGGAAAGCTGGCGCGAAGGCGTGTTTCCCCACCCTCGGCCCGCAGTTCAAGACTGCCAAGATGTGCGCCCCACAGCATCAGGCCACCGAAACGCCGGTCAGGATTTCAAGCTGCGCGCCCCGCGCAACGGTGATGTCTGCCGTTGTCAGGGCGGTCAGGCGCAGCCCGCCCGATGCCGCGTCACTGTACGGATCGCGGATCAGGTCCACCGCGCCCCATGTGCCCATGAAGGCCGGGGGGATGCCGCCGGCATTGGTCGCCAGCAGCGCCGTCACGTTGTTTGTGACCGGTGCGGCCAGGGCGCTCGTTGTCATGATGACATTGGCCAGCGGAATGTTGGCCAGCAGACGGTCCCATTCCGAAATACCCGTGCCGCTGATCAGGCTGTTATCAAGCCTTGCCCAGACTTCCGGCCGGATCAGCAGCTTGACCGCATCGGGGGAACCGGCGGCATTGGCCAGCATGAAGCGCACCACAGCCGCCCGGAACACCGACCATGTTGCGGCCGCCGCAACGGCGGTGCTGGTGATGCCATAGGTCGCGGCACCCGGAATGATTCCCAGCGGCTGGCCGGATGCCCCGGTGCCCAGCGTGATCGCCGCGTCCAGGGCCTGCCCGATTGCGCCATTCATGTCGCGCCGGATCGCATCTTCCAGGGCGGCACCCGACTGCAGCAGGGCCTTGCGGGAAATGGCCATGCGGATGCCCAGCGTGTTGTTCGGTGCCAGGGCCTTGTCCACGGTCGTGAACGCGGTAGGGCCCGCCACAGAACCGGCCTCCGTCGCCTGCCAGCCCGCTGCGACCGACGATGTGGTGACGGGCCATTCCGTCAGCCCCGCGTCAATCCCGATCAGCTGCACCCCGATCCGGGCCGCAACCGATGCCGGGAACAGCCGGTCAATAATCGGGCGGGTTTGCAGCGGGTTCAATGTGCCGCTGGCGACCGTGTTGCGCTGTTCCAGGGCCAGCAACGGAACCGGCGTGCCCCGGTAGCCGCGCTGGTTGCGCAGCTCTGTCACCACCTCTGCCGTCTGGCCGGACAGGGCGCGGCCTTCATCCAGCGACAGGGCCACCTGCCGCAGTTCGAAGCCCGCAATCAGGCCATCCCATTCCCGGCCCGCGCGGGTTTCCAGTTCTGCCCCTGCCGTGCGCCGTTCGGTGTCTTCGGCAATCAGAGCGGCCCGGAACCGGGTCTCGTTCGCGCGATACTCGCTGTCCAGGGCGTCCATGTTGCGCAATTCGTCCGCCGTGGCGTCGGTCTTGCCGACAAGGCCCGCAAGCGCCTGCCGGATTTCGGACTGTCTGCGGCTAATTTTTACGGAATCAAGCATCTGTTTCTCCTTTGATGATGCCATTCTTTCGGGGCCGCTCGAGTTGCGACACGGCCTTGGTCCAGTCCTGCCGGGCCGGGGAAGGCGGGGGATGCCCGCATTCGATCCGGGTTTTCCGGGTGTGGCAGGACACGCACAGCGCCTGCAGATTGCCCGGTTCGTAGGACAGTTCGGGATGTGTCCGGACGGGTTTGATGTGATCGACTTCCAGCCTGCCGCCAGTGCCACAGGACCGGCATTTGAAGCCGTCCCGTTCAAGGATCGCCATGCGAAGGGTGCGCCAGCGGGTGCCACGGGTGACGCGCTTGCTGTGCCGCTGGTGTTCCTTCCTCAGGCCCATGATATGACCGACTTTCTGGCGGGAAGCGCCGCTATCCGGGCACCCTGGGCAACCGCCAGAACGGTTGCCGCCGCCGCATCGATCCGGCCTGTTGACCGGGCCTTGGCCAGTTTCAGGTTGTTTGCCGGATCGCGCAGACAGATCGCATCCTGAAAAGCACTCATCAGCAACAGCGATGGTGCGGCCTTCACCTGCCCGTCAAAGCAGGCCCGGCGGAACCGGTCACAATCCTCACCGCCATCCCTGAATCCTTGGCCCCGCCAAACCACGGGCGCGCGGATGCCTGCCCGGTGGATTGCCTCGGACAGTTCGGCCTGCTTATACCTGTCTGCAGTGAGTGCCGACACGGGACAGCCATCGATATGGCGCATCACCTGTGTCAGCCATGGGGCAACCGGCACCGTCTTGTCGCCAAGCACGGTCAGTTCGCCCCGGTTTTCCATCTCCACGTACCGCCCTGCCACCCCGTCAGATTGCCCTCGGTCCAGCAGGGACGGAGAAGATGGAAAGGTGCCGAGGCATTCCAGCCGCCCGGTTTCGGGCCAGTAGTACGCCGCAGCCGTCATGCTGGCCGAACCGCCAAGGTCAATGCCGATCACCACAGATCCTTGCCGGGGCGGCAGAACATCGGTTTCACAGGCCAGCCATTCGTCCAGGGTGATGAGCTGGTTGCGCGACTCACCGGAGACGCGCTCGTTGCGGTTATACAGGCGGAAGGATGTCAGGTTCGAACCACCCCGCGCGATTGCCCGCCGCGCCTGCCCTTCGAGCCATTCAATGCTGGCACCGACGCCGAAAGGGGAACCGGGATTGGCCAGCAACAGCGATTCCCGGTCATCTGCAGGCAGGCCTGGGGCCGGCCTGTGTTCCTGCACATAGGTGCCGGGCAAGGGGTCATCCAGCCACCGCGAAAACGGATGTGCATCATCTGCGGCAGAGGTGCTGATCATCAGGGCGCGCCCGCCGCGCTTGCCCAGGCCGGACAGAATCGCCGCCTCCAACTCGTCGCCCCGATCAAGCGGCCAATGCCCCCGCTCGTCCAGGATCGCCATGGTCGGGGCACCGCCAAGGGCAGACTTGCCATCGGCAGGCAAGACCCGCAGAAGATGCCCGCCGCCGTCGCCCTCAAACTCAATCTCCAGCCGGGGCGCACGCCGGTACAGAGTCCGCTTTTGAATCTCCAGCGGCAGGGTCCGGCAGAAGCCGGCCGCAAATTCATAGGCCACCCGGCCCTGATCGCGCGTCCGAGCCGCGACAAGTATCTCGCGGCGCGGCTGGCGGTCCAGGGCACCCATCAGGGCACCGACAGCAAGGCCCGCCGACAGGGCAGATTTGCCATTCCCGCGCCCGATGGACAGGATCGCGGCAGTGATGTCATCGGCCATCGCACCGGCCACAAACTGGCGCTGAAACGGTGCCAGGTGCAGCGGTTTTCCGGCATTCGGACCCTCTGGAATCCTCAGGCCCTGCAGAAAATCCATGGCTTTCTCAGCCCCGTTCTGGCCGTCCCCCTCACCACGAGCGCGAAAGCAAAACCCCCAAGCACGGTCCCCATTCAGAGGGGAAAACGCGGCATTGGGACCATTTCTCCCCCTGTTTTCCGTCGAAAAGCCGCCGAACAGATCGTCTTGCATCCTCAGCGCCGCCCGGTGCGAGGGACAGTTTGGGTGGAATGGAGGAACCCCTTTAGGGGGTTCTCCATCCCCCGCCCCTCGGTCGCGCTGATCGTCGGTTTCGTCATGGTTCTTCCGCTCCTGTCCACATGAGGCATACCTTCCCCGGTCGCAGACTCTGCGTTGATCGTGGGGATCGCTTGGCCTTCGCTCCCCCGGTCGTGTGCGGTGTCTGCCTTGGACTCAGTGATGATGGTCAGCCAAGCTGCGCCCCTCGAAGCGACGCCAGTCAGCATTCAAGCTGCCTGCTCTGCAGGTCAGCCGGGACAGATCAACACGTCATCCGTTCGGTTTGGCTGCCCCCCTTTCATGCTTGACGACACGGGTTGTCACCGGGTCGCCGTCGCTGTCTGTGCCCAAGGTCATAAGCTGCAGGGTGAAGGGCATATCCCGTCCGCCCTGCATGTCCCGCTGTTTGGTGGCCTTGGCATAGGTGAAAGGCTCGCCCTCGGGACGGGCAATGCTGATCTCGGTGTCAATCGCGGCGCGCAGGCTGCTATGCCCCCGCGCGCCACGGGCTGCATCCTTCCCGTGATGGTGAACCAGCATGATGTGCGCGCCCGTGCTTTCCCGCAGCAGGTCAAGGCTGGCCAGCAGGTCGGCAATGGCCGGGGCGGCGTTTTCATCCGCCGCGCCCATCACACGGGCCAGCGTATCCACCACGATCAGGCCGAAAGGCCCATGCACCTGGGAAAGCTGGCGCATCGCATCGGTCAGCGAACCTGCATCGCTGTTGCCACCGGTGAGCCTCACCGGCCCGCGCAGCACCATGAAGCGCGCGCCACGGGCAACAAGGCGGTGATCGAACATCGCGCCACCCTCGGCGGCGATGTATAGAACAGAGCTTCGCTTCACCCGGCAACCGGCCCATTCAAGCCCCTCATGCACATGGTGCGCAAGGTCAATGGCCCAAAAGCTTTTGCCGACGTTCGCATCGCCATAGACGACCGACACCGCGCCACGGTCGAGCCATCCCTTGATCAGATAGGGCCGGTCCAGAGTCGGCTTGATCTCGCCCGCAAACTCGATCCGGCCCAACATCCGCCGCGCTTTGTCGCTCACCGGTCTGGCCGGCATTGCCTGCACATTGGCCAAAGGATCGATTCTGTCCCGGCTCATACCGCCACCCTCCGATACCGTGCAGCAACGCGGGCCAAGTGCGGGGAAAGACCGATGCCGGATTTCGGGTCCGACCTCCCCCGCAAATCATAGGCAACAGCCGCCTGATCAAGAATCGCGTGCCGCAGGTCTGGCGGGATCGCCGCGACTGTCGCGCCGAACCCGGCAAGGTAGGTGACGACGACCTCGCCCTCCACCGGCAGATCGGTAAGGCGCAGGGCGGGGCGCAGCCCGTCAACCACAGTGAACCCGGCGACAGCCTGCCCCGCGATGGTCACGGCCAAGGGCGCACCGGCGACATAGGGGGCAATCGGCAATGACAGCCAGTCGGTTCCTGGCCACTCATCAAGCCGCACCCGGATCGACTGATTCAGCAGCGCGATGCTGGCGTAGTTTTCCAGATCACTTGCTGCCGCGTCGGCAAACCGTGCCGCCTCCCACAACATATCCGGCGTCAACCGGACATGGTCCTCAAGGCTCGACGGATCGAAAGTGTCGACGGCAAGCCGAGTCAGGCGCTCGATGCGCATCATGCTTTCCCCCGTGCCACGGCAAGGAACCGGTCTTGGTCGGCAGATGTGAACTTTTGCCACAGAGCCATGAACAGCCTCTTGCGCGTCTCAAGGTGCATCGCCCGGTTGCCAAGGTTTTCCAGGGCGACCTTGAGGACCGCGACCAGAACCTCTGGCGTTTCATAATTGGCCCACCATGCCGCGTCGGCCTCGGCATCGAGAAAGAAGGCCGGTCGTGATCCTGCAGGCGTCAGGTCGGTGAGCGCCGCAGCCATCAGCTGCACCGCGTCATCCGGGTGCGCGTCAGCGATAGCGTCCGCCAGCGCCTGTGCCAGTTCCAGACGGACTTTCATGTCGTCAAGCGTCAGGGCGACATGGCCAATCTGTGCGGTGCCACAGATTGGCGACCATTTGGCGGGTTGATTCTGGTCGGCTATGTCATTGTTATTGCTGGCGCACCCGAAGGGATTCGAACCCCTGGCCTCTGCCTTCGGAGGGCAGCGCTCTATCCAGCTGAGCTACGGGTGCGCAGATG